TCTTCTTCTGTCTTTGCCTTGGCGTCGGCAGTCTTGGCCAGTGAAACTTGAGCCGCTTGCTGGGCTTGCACCTGTTGGATGATCTGACCTTCCACTTTGTTCATCACGATACGCGACTGTTTGGCGGGAAGCTCGTTCAGGCCGTTCATGATGGCTTCGATGTCTTGGCCAGTCAGGTTGGCCAGTTGGAAGATTTGAGGTTGCATTTGGGACATGGGTTTCTCCTATAAGGTATGTCAACAGTGACTTAGCCAGTATAGCCAAATCATTCAGGGTGCTTCGGGTTGGGGCGCCCATGGCATCGGCACCTTCTCGGTAGCGGCTTCGGCCACCAGGCGATCGAGCACGAGCTGGATGTGGTCCTTCACGGCCGTCATGGTGAGGTGCGCCGCCTCCACCCAGGCGATGACAATCGCAGGATCGGTGATCTCCTCGAGTGGGATGAAGGCCTGGGCATCGACTGGGCCCATCTCGGTGGTCTGAGGCAACTCGAACGTCTGGCCGTCCTGGGTGCCCTTGAGCACCCATTCCACGCGCTTGATGACGTGGGTAAAGCCTTCAACGCTGGCAGTACGGATGCCGGTGGGGACGATCTCGAAGGAAGCAGGCATGGCGAGCTCCAGAGTGGGTTAGAAGAAGCTGAAGAAGTTGCCGTTCAGAGCAGCGATGGCGATGGCGGTAAATGTCCAACCGAGGTTGTTGCCGCCGTTTGTCCCAAGGTTGTTGGTCCAGGTAGCGCCGCCTGTGGCCGAAATGTCCTTGATGCTCAAGTAATTGACCGCGACCGCGCCACTGGATTTGGACAAGGAGGCACGCGAACCGGCGATTGTGGAGTTGAGAGTCACCAACGACCCGGCTATCCCATTCAGCGTGAAGTTGTTCACGGTGGTTGTGTAATTGGCGGGCAGCGAAATCGTTGCAGGTCTGTAGGACGCCGTGATGTTATCGAACGTGTAGTTGCCGTTGTTGAGCGTGAGCGTGCCTCCATTGCCTTGATTCAATGCGCAGGCGAAACTCAAGCCGCCACCCAACATGCTTTTAGCCGAACCACCCGTGAACGACAGTTGTCCAGGTGCGCTACCTGCCGTAGAAGTGAAGCCGCTTCCATTGAAGGTAGCGCACAGACCTGTACCGTTGATTGCGAGGGTTCCCCCGTTGAAAGTCAGGTTTCGAGCAATGGTGCCACTTGAAGTAAACGAGGGGCAGGTGAGCGTCTTGCCGTTCAAATCCAATGTGCCGGAGTTGAGTGAGGTGCCATAAGATGTGGTCAGTGCATCTTGCAGCGCCCACGTTTTGCCAGTTGAGGCAAATGTAATTGGGCAAGGGATCGCTTTGCCATTGCACGTGATCTGTCCGGTTCCACTTGCGCCCGCAAACGTCTGAGTAGATGTGGGCCCTGTATCGAGTGCCATCGTGGGGCTAAGAATCAACCCACCGGTAAATGTGCGGGTTGATGCGCCCAACGTCCCGGAGAAGCCTGTAAAGTTCACATTACCAAGCGTTCCGCCAAGGGTCAACCTGTATGTACCTGCCAAGATATTAAAGTTGAAGGCGTTACTATCCGTTCCTGAACCTGGACTAATTGTCGTTGCAAGATTGCTAATGTAGGTGAAATTGACTGTTGGTGTGCCAGAAAGCGTTGGGGGTGTGCCGCCAACAAAAAAAGCGCCGCTGCCATACCCGGTGACTGTGATGTTACCGCCATTGAAGTCAATGTTTCTCGATGCGCCTGCCGATGAGGAGAAGTTGAAAGTTGTCGCGGTGTATCCATTCAAATTCAACGTGCCGGTTTGAAGATAGGTAGTGCTTGCGCACGTAAAGGCATCACCAAGCACAAAAGTTCCACCGACGCCGTCGAATTGCACAGTCGAAGGAAACGTCCGTCCAGCGCTTGTGATTGTTTGAGTGTTTCGACCCGCGAAAGTCAGTGAGCCAGAGATGGTTGCCCCCGCGCCACCAATCCAGTTTCCGTAAAAGAGGTTGCTGGCAGTTGTGAAGGTCAGCGTGCTGCCGCTTGTGCGAGCGGACATATCAAGGGTGCCGACGGGGTAAGCGATCGACATGTTGAGCGTACCCGATGCAGCGGGAGCGGTGGCGCCGATAACGGCAGTATCTTGAGCCAGCGGGAAATTCGCGAGAGCTCCGACGCCGCCTGGGGTGGTTGCCCAGCCAGTCGTAGAGTTCCAAGCGGTAGACGTGGACACTCGATAGACTGTTTTGGGCGTCGAGAATGTGATGCCGCTATTGCCGCCGCAATCACCGAAGCGGGTTCCGCTGATTGGGGCGGCCCCTCCGGCGATGACGATGTCTCGAAAATCGTAATCAGCACTGCCGGCTGCAAAGCTGCCGACTGTCAGTGTTCGCGCGGTGCCGAAAATGTTGGAGAAAACAAGCGTTCGGGTAGTGGCGCCCGCCGGTGCCACAAGCGTCAATGTTCCATTGATCGTCTGGTTATCGGAAAACGAAATGGTTCTGACACCGGCTGTGTAGTAGTTGGTGATCGAAAGGTTATTCCAGGTGTTGACGCCACCGATGGTGATCGACGAGGCTGTCGTGTTACTGATACTGGCGTTGTAGAAAGTTTGATTGCCAGTCGCCACACTGATGGTTGGACCATTCATCGTGATGGTCGATGTGCCCGCGTTGAATGTCAGGCCGGTGCTGGCCAGGTTGATAGGCGATGTGCCAGTAAGCGCTACGGCACTGGAGCCCAATGAGATCGAGCGCGTGAGCGTGCCAGTGGAATTGAGAGCCGTTGCCCCAAGCGCGTAGTTGTTGGTGATGAACGAACCAGCCGTGACGTTCAGTGAGCTGTTTGTGGAGAGAGCGGCACCCAGCGTCCACGTGCCTGCGGCGTTGTTGAACGTGATTGATGAGTTCAATCCCGACGAGACTTCAATGGTTTGCGCACCTGTTCCGGCGAAGATCAATCCGCCGCTAAAACTCAAGGTTGCTCCTGTAACAGTCATGCCCCCAGTGACCGTCAAAGAGCCGCTTCCACCGAGGGTGATGCCGGAAAGCAGAACACTGAGATTTCCGCAATTCAGCGCTCCGGTCATAGTCATTGAAATAGCGCGACCGACTGGCTTGGGGAAAAATACGTTATCCGCCGACGTAGGCACCGATGCGCCGGATGCAAAGGCGTACATCGTTTGAGATGCGTATGTGTTTGTGAGCGTGACAGTCCACGTCGTGCCCGAGCCCGCCGAAATCGTCCCAAGGCTAATTCCGCCATTGGAATACACCCGCATACCAATAGCCAAAGGCGGAGATGTCGGAGTGGTTAAGGTTGTGCCCGACAACGAGGCTGTGAATTCAAGCGGGGCAGCGGTGCTCCATACGCTTGTATCAGTGGTCGTCCAGGTGCCTCCACCACGACCGTCACCTACCCAGTAACGGTCAGCCATTACTCGGCTCCATCCACCACGGGCACTTCGTCAACCGGCGGCGCGTTGATGATCGCGAGCCAATCATCGAGGCGCCGTTGCTTCATCGCGGCAAGCTGCTCCTCGGTGAAGGTCTCGTTCTCTGGAAGGTGAAGGGCATCGCGAAACGTGCCAAACTGCGTGTCGAATTCAAAGTCGATTTTCATGGTCAGAATCCAAAGTTTTTGGCGATCAAGTCCCACTTGACAGCAACGCTGTCGTAAATGAAACCAACGTAGTCTTCCTTGGTGGCGCCCGAGGACGTGGTGGGCAAGGCCTGGTCGGTTGAGCCGCGAAAGATGGCGTTCCAGGCGAAAGTCTGCGCATTTGAGGACGTGAGGCGCAGCATGAGACGCTGACCATTCACGGGTGTGCCGGTAGGCGCGTTGATGGTCAGAGTGCCGGCGGCCTGTGTATTCACCTGTACCGCCAGATCAGTGGTGTCGGCGTTCATCGTGATCGAAGTGCCGTCGGCGATCGATACCACTCGACTCGTCACCTTGCCGGTGAAGCTCGGAGCGGTGATGCCGCTTGCAAAGGTGGCGCCGGTGGTCGTGAGCGTGAAGGCGTCGGCGTTGTCCAGGCGCACAAGGAAGGTGCTGTTTGCATCGACGTTGTTTGGGTCGATCGTGACGAGGAACGTGCCAATCGTTTGACGAAGCTGAACGACACCCGTGGCATCGTCGTCGTCAAAGCGAATCTCGGGGTTTGCCGTGCCCAGATGCAGCAGACTCAGTGGCGTCACGCCCGTGCCCAGGCCGAGGTTGCCCGTCAGCGTGCCGCCGGCGATAGGCAGGGCGTAGGTGCTGACGTTGCCTGCGTGAACGACCTGATTGCCACCTTGGGTCAGTGCGCCGGTCATCACGTTGACGCCGGATGCCGATGCTTCGAGGAAACTCGTCGCGCCATCCACGCTACGCAAACGAGTCAGCGTGGCATCCACGTACGCAATGTTGTCGCGAGTCAGCTCCAGGTTTGCGCCAGCCCCGGACGCCCCACCCGCCTGAAGCACAAGCGTGGTGTCCGTGCCACCTGCGAAGCCGATCGTGCGAGAGCTGCCCGCGTTGGCCGAGAGCAGCAAGTTGCCGCCAACTGTCAGACCGCCCGTGAGCGTGCCGCCCGCAAGAGGCAGGTAGCTGCCGCTACTGCCGCCGAGTGTGATGACGGTGCCGCTGGCGTTCTTAGTGAAGATGAGTCCATCGGCGAGGTTGACGGCGATTTCACCGATTTCAAGGTCGCCTGGCAGCGGCACCTTTGCCGCCACACTCGAGCGCTTGGGAATGATCGTATTTGCCATCGGTATGTACCTCGCGAAAGAAAAACAGGCTCCTATGTAGGAGCCTGCAAATTATACGTCAGTTCTGACTTAGAACGTGCCACCGTCCAGTGTGCTGCTTGGCGACAGGTAGTCCGTGTCAACCACGGCTGCCGCGTAGCTCGTGCCGTTGCCCTTCAGCAGACCGGTGACGGCTGCGGTCAGACCCAGGCCGCCCTTCGTGACGCCGATCGCCGTGGCACTCCAGGTGCCTGTCGTGATGGTGCCAAGCGTGGTGATGTTGGCCGAGCCCGCCCAGGTGGAAAGCGCTGTGTTCTCGACGTTACCCAGGCCCACATCACCCTTGACGAGGGTCACGGCGCCGGTCTTGCCGGCCACCGAGGACACCGATTCGGTGTAGCTCAGAACGCCAGTGGTGCTGTTGTAGGCGATCGAACCGGTGACCGAGATCGCAGCGCGGGCGCGAGCCTGCGTGAAGTACAGGTTGACCGAGCCTTCGGTGACGCTGTCAGTCGAGCCAGGCGAAGCCGAGATTTCGATGTAGACGCTGCCGCCCCAGCGGTAGGTCTTGTTGCTGTCGAGCGCCACGTAGATGACGCCGGCCGTGCCCGTACCGGGGAATGCAGCCAAGTTGGCGTATTCCAGCACGTCATCGACGAACGAAGGCAACTGCGCCGAGGGAACCTTGCCGGTGCCGTCCAGGCTGGCGTAGCCGTTTGCCACGCCCTTGTTGGCGGCGTCCTCGGGCGTAAAGCCCAGAGCGGTCGTCACCATCGAGGAGTTGATGCTGGTGAGGTAGGTGCTTGTGTCGAGCGTCCAGGTATCGGTGCCCGTGCGCTTCAAGATACCGGTGCCGGTCAGTGCGGCAATGGCAGTCAGGTCGCCATCGAGCGCTTGTGCATCAGTGATGCCGTAGCCTGCCAGCGTCGTGGGGTTCGTGCCTGCGGTCACGCGACCTTTGGTATCCACGGTCACAGAGCGGTAGGTGCCGGCTGTCACGCCCGATGCGGCCAGCGTCAGCGCAGCGGTGGCGTTAGCGGAGCCGTCGAAGCTGATCGTCCAGCTTGCGTCCCCGGTGGCCGAGATCGAGCGCGAAGCGGCAAGAGCACTGGCAGTGCCGGCATTGCCCGCGATGTTGCCGCTGATCTTGCTGCCCGCGAGCGAGGTGATCCAGGTTGGGTTGGCGTAGCTGCCGCCCAGGGTGACGAACGCGCCCGAGCCACCAATTGCGATGACGTTGGTGGCGCTACCACCCGCACCACCCGTGCCAAAGCCGTAGTAGAGCGTGTTGTCCTGTTCGTTGAAAGCAAGTTCGGCGTTTTGCAGCGAGGCGGGAGCGCCGGCTGCACCACCGGCGGCGCGGCGTTTGATGCGGACTGTGTTGGTCATCAGAAGTTTCCTCCGTCCGTCAGACTGGCTGCGGATGTGTTTACGAACTTGTTGTCGCCAAAGGACAGCACGTCCCCAGGCTGCGGATTACTGAGTGCGACGGCATAGCCGCCCACAAGGTTGTTGCCTGGCGGGCCAGGCGGGCCCATCACACCCTCGGAGATGATCTCCGCAGGCTGCTCATCGAGCACGACGACCGTGATTTCCTCGGTCGTCTGGACAACTTCAAAGTCCATCTTTGGTGACTCCGGGTGTAACCGTGAGCTTGCCTTCGATGAAGCGAATTTCCTTGCCATCTGGCGCGTAGAGCTTCAGGTCATACACGCCGGACGTGATTGTCTCGGTGTCATTGGAGGCAATGGTGAGTTCAATCGCCCCACTGCCTGGCAAACTGATGCGCCCGTTGGTGGTGGACAGCTCGAGAATGACGGTGGGGCTACCCGCAGACGAGCGCACCTGCATCTTGGCGGTGTAGCCAGTCAGATTCACGGGGCGCTTGTTCTTGTCACGCCACACCAGGCGCTTGGAGAAATCGGCGCCCTGCTCGACGGTGAGGTTCAGCTTTGCGGCGGGCATGGGTGTTCCAGGAATTTGGGGCATTCTACGGCCGAAACGCCGAAAATGTCAAGTCATGACTGACTTATTTGCCAGGTTGAACGACTTCGTTGATGTAGTTGTGCAGTCCGCTCACTTGGTTGCGGAGCCCGTCAGCGTCACTCGCCAGGCTTCGATATTCGCTTGAGCACGCTCCAAGTAGCTCTCGGGCGGTACGGGCTTCATGAGCGTAGGCGCTGGCTTCGGGATTCGCGGGGGTTGCACGGGCATTGAGTCGGGCGATCTCGTTGCGCAGCCCTGCATCAGAGCGCCGAGCAGAAGTGTCGCGAGCAGCCAAGAGCTTGTCTTTCTTGACGAGTTCATCGGTGAGCCTCTCATTGGTTTGGGTGAGTTCGTGTTCGCGGGTGCGGGCGAGAGATTCCTGGTCGGCTGTCGCCTTGGCGACCTCGAGCCGGTAAGTGGCCAGTTCGGCAGCAACACGGGTCTTGCCGACGTACTGCGTCACCCCGAAAGCGAGCAGCGCCACGACAAGCGCGGCCCACAGGTAGTCCTTGATGCCCAGAAGGAAGGTCATGCGCCCTCGCCTTGCCCCGTGCAGGTACGGTATTCAGCCTCACGGCGGACGGTCAGGCCCTTGATGGTCACGCCCTTGACCTTGTCCCACTTCAGGAGCTCTTTGCAGGCTCCCTCGTAGTCGAAGGTCTTCAGTTTCTTGACCAGGGTCGAGTTGCAGAACGCCGACTCTCCGACGTTATAGGTGAAGCTCACATACGCCTGGAACTCGTAGGGGTGCATCGGGACCGGTGCGCAGCGCTTGACCGCTTGCTCGAACTTCGACGCATCGCGCAGCAGATCGACGAGGGCACGGGTGGCATTGGTCTTCTCGCCCATCTTGACGGGCGTGCCGTCGGCGTGGCGCGTGGTGCCGTGCCCGTAGGTGGGCACATCGCCTGGCACAGGGCTGACAGCGTTGTCCGTGTAGCCCTCATGCAGCGCGATGCCCACGAGTGTGGAGGCGGCGAGCACAAGGCTGCCTACGGCCACGCGGGCACGATTGGGTGAGCGATCAATCATCTTGCTGGGCCATAAGGCGAGTGACAAAGGCAAGTCCGACCACGAGCGAGATCACCGTGGAGGCAAGCCAGCGGGGCCAGGGGATGGCATCCATGACGATGGGCAGGATGGCCTCCAGGCCCGATAGCAGGCCCGCCAGGATCATCAGCTTGATGCTCCAGGCGCGGCGCATGATGCGCTTCCAGTCAGGGAGAAGGCGCGGCGCTTTCATTACTCACCCGTGACTGGTGTGCTGAGTTGTGTTCCGAGCATCGAGCGAGCCTTAGTAGCAATCCAACCGGTTTCCGTGATGAGCGCCCAGGCGCCTTCAGCGGGCAGTTGCAGATCGGCCGGTACGCGAGCGCCCAGAAGTTGGCCATCCACGAGCTTGTAGAAGTGATCGTTGAGCTTCGCGACGGTGATGCCGTCTGAGTCGCTCTGGAAGGTGGGCACGTCGGTCTGAAGCGCCTGGTGGAACGCTGGGCGCTCCCAGTAGGACAGGTTGTCGGTTGTTTCGGTCATATCAAGCCTTGTGAGCGACGATGGGAATCACGCGAGGCCGCGCTGGCGCGACTTGCTGCGTCCAGAGGTCTTTGCGATCTTCGCGCTGGGGGCCGTCGATTCGCATGGGGACGAGCCCCGTCATGAATTCGATGGCAGCGGCGAAGATCGGAACAGCGTCCGAGAAGGCGTTGTCGCACGAGGTTTCCCAGAGATCGCCCTCGAGGAACATGCAAGAGCCCTTGCAGATGTGGAGCATTGGGCAGTTGGGGCACTCGCTTCGCTTGGCCCAGTGCGTGGCCGTGTTGAGCTTGACGTTGGCCAGGTCCGAGACGTGGCCGATGTTGTGACTCTGACCGTTGGGTGCGACGGAGGCTGCACTCACGTTCTGGCAAGTCATGACGTTGCCTCGTAAGTCCACAGCGATGTTCTCGGGCAAGTCCATGCCGCACTTCTGCGACAGAGAGTCGGATTTCCGGCCGACTCGAATGGAGTTCACAAAGCTCGTGACCCGATCCCGCACGGCGTGGAAGTTTGCCGCCTGTCCGGTTCGGATTTCAGCGAACGAGAGGTTGCGAAACGCGGCGAACTCTTCGGGCTTGAGCGAGTTGGCCGCGCCACCCTCGTCGTAGGCGTCAACGAAGGCGCCCTCGCCGATGGGAACGCTTGGGTCTTGCACCAAGTCGGCGAAGAACTGCTGAATGGCGGCCCGACTGGGATTGTTGCGGTTGAGCATGGCGTTGAAGCTCATGCGGCGCTGAGGCCCAAGGCGCTTCCACAGATCGAGGATTGCTGCCTTCGTCTCGGGCGAATCAAGGGGGTCTGGCCCACGCACCGACTGGCCTGGCCCATCATGAGACAGGCCCACGCTGAACCCCATGGTATCGAGCCACTCATTCAGTTCGAGCGTGAGCAGCGAGCCGTTGGTGATGATGGAGAACATCGCGTTCGGATACTTGACGCGAAGCGCCTCGGCGAGCGGGCGCATCGTCTTGATGTAGACGAGTGGCTCGCCACCCCAAAATTCGATGCGGTTGGGCTCGCTCGTGACCCAGGCGTCCAATTCGCTCACGAATGACTTAACTTCTCCGGGATTGGTTTCGGCCGCGCGTGGCACGAAGCGCTGCGAGCAGTATTCGCACTCGTAGTTGCAGGACAGGCCAAGCGAGATTTTGAGAACCTTGGGAGATGTTTTTGTCGCCGGCTGATTGACAGAGACTTGAAACGCAGACGGCTTTTTAACCGTTTCGATTCGAGGCGCTACGGGCTCTCCGGTATCGGCATTGACAAGGCTCGATACGGACGTATCGTAGCGCAGGCGAATGGCCGGCGCTCCACTGGTACTTTTGGTCGTGATGATAAATTCAGCCATTGCTTCTCCGCAAAATAATCATTATAGCCAGGCTCACTCTTCGGTTGCCGAGTAGAGCTCCTTCACCTTTTCTCCGTGGGCTTGCGCGACGTTGCGAACGTGGGTCTTGTAGGCAAGCACTCGACTGATGGACTTTTGCGCCTCCGCAGGGGCAGCGCTGGCCGCGTTCAGCACTTGGGCAAGGCCGTGGGTCGAGACACCCGCTGCTGCGGCCAACTCCAGGACGACGTGCGTGAGCAAGTCCACCTGGCGCTCCAGAGTGTCGAGCGAACGAGCCGTGCTCAGTTTGGCGAGCGTCACCTGCTTGAGGTGCATGTGCTGGATGAACGCCTTGAGCGAGGCCGAGGCGTAGTGCGCCAAGGTGCCGCTCGAGGTGGGGTTGTTCAAAAGCACGTCCGTGACGTTGCTGGAGCGCTTCTCGGCCTTGGGGTCGTTGAAGCCAACCTCCACAACGCTCGCGAAGCCCTCGTGCTCGAGGACGCCACGCAGTGCGTACACGAAGACCTCGCCCTGCGCGTCAACGCCAAAGAGGGCTAGACAGACGCTATCGGCGTGGATGCGCTTGGCAGTACGCGAACTCAGGTAACCGTCGGCACTGTCGCCAGTTTGGCTCAACCACGTAAAGGCGGGCCCGCCTACGGTGTTCTTGTTGAGGAACATCACGTCGGGCCGCTGCGTCACGAGCGCGGGATCGAAGGTGAACTCAAACATGGAATTGACGAGCGTGACAGTCACGGCGCCGCTTGGGGCCTTGACGACCCGAAGCATCTCGCCTGTGTGGGTTTGAGCCTGCTCTGCGGTCAGGGAAATGGGACAGATCAGCATGAGTAATCCTTAAGCGTTCGCGCAGTTGGAACAGTCACAGGCGCAATTGCAGTTTGCATAGGCGAATCGGACTTCTCGAATTTGGAGAGTTCCGCCGCTATCAACCAGTTCTGTCTGGCACTGAGATTGCGAAAAGCAGTTTGTTCCGTAGCAGTTGATGGCTGGATTTCCGCCGGCCGAGTTGATGTTTCCCGCGCAGTTGACGACTGACGAGAAAAATGCGTCGTGCAGCCAACCGTAGTTGGCCGTCCAGATTTGACCGCTGTTGTTGGCGTAGGCGTCCCAGCCCCCGCTCGAATTCAGGAAGCCCATGTTCGTGCCGTCATGGTGAACGGCACGAGTGGCGGCTCCGACGGTGACGGTGACGCGATCGCTGGTGAGGTTACTTGACATTTATTGCTCCAATTGGGCGAGGCGAGCCTCAAGCGCGATGACTTTGCTGGTCAGCTCGATGACGGCAACCAGCGCGGCGTTGCCATAGGCGACCGACAGAAGACCATCGGTGCCGGCGGTGACAGCCCAGGGCATCACAGGCTTCAGGCTCTGGGCGCTTACGCCGACCTGGGTCTGTTCGATGTCGAGGCGGTCGTAGACGCCGTACTTGACGGTGGCCAGTTGCTCGAGGAAGTTGTCAGGCAGGCTGCGCCAGTTGCACTTCAGGCTCTCGTCAGAGGTGCCTGTCACGTTGCCCGTGGCGACGAAGTTGCCAGCGCTATCCAGGGTAGCGCGTGAATAGAGCGTGTTGGCGCTACGCACCCAGAAGCTCATCGAGCTACCGATCCAGTCGCCATCGGCCGGCTGGGCGTAGATTTGAGCTACGTCCTTGATGCCGCCGATCGTGGTCGTGCCTTGATAACTGAGTGAGACTGCCTTGGTGGTGTTGTTGGCGGTTGCCGTGTTGCGCACAGTGAAGCCAGGGCCGCCAGTGAGGGCGCTCGAAAGACCGATGGGCGTATCCGAGAAAGTCTTGATACCGGCAATCGTCTGGTCACCCGTGGTGTAGACGCCGTTCGTGACAGTGCCCGCGTTACCGGTGATGCCAATGCTCCAGGTGCCGGTAGCGTTGGTGCCAGTGGTGCTCGGGGCGCCCACCGTGTTGTAGGAGATTGTTCGGGCGGTACTGCCGTCAAACGTCGTGCCGCTGACTACACCCGCGCCACCGTTGTTGAAGGTGAGCGCGGTGGTGGTGTTGGCCGTGACCGTGATGTTGGCGCTGCCGTTGAACGACACACCGTTGATCGTGCGAGCGGTCTGAAGGGTGGTTGCTGTTGCGGCGTTGCCGGTCGTGCTTTGATTGAGCGTGGCGATGTAGCTTGCCGCAATGACGTTTCCTGTCCAGCTCGAGCCTGCGCCCAGCGTCTTGTTGGTCAGCGTCTGGGTCGAATCGGTGTTGACCTGAATCTTGGTGCCGGTCGCCGTGCCAAGCACGATCAGGTCGTCATCCAAATCCCACTCGATGCGACCCTCGGCAGTCGGAGCGGCAGTGGTCGATTGCACCAGTGTGATTGCGGTGCCCGCGATACTTCCGCCCGTGATGGCAACGGCCGAGGCGGCTTGCGTGCCCATCGAGGCGATGCCCAAATTCGTGCGGGCGGTCGCAGCGTCACTGGCGCCGGTGCCGCCCGAGGCGACAGCGACAGCGTTGCCGCTCCAAGTCGAGCCCGCGCCGAGCGTCTTGTTGGTGAGTGTCTGGGTGTTGTCAGTGTTGACGAGCGTCTTCGTGCCTGTGCCGGTGCCGATCTTCAACACATCGTCATCGGTGTCCCATTCGATCACGCCCTCGCCCGTTGGGGCGGCAGTCGTGGATTGAGCGAGCGTCAGTGCGGCGCCGGCAATCGAGCCACCGGTGATTGCAACGGCGCTTGCATTTTGCGAGGCGATTGTGCCAAGTGCTGCGGTAGAAACAGCAGTGATGAGACCCTTGGCGTTCACGGTCAGCACCGGAACGGCCGAGGAGGAGCCAAAGCTGCCCACATTGCCGTTGACGGTGGGAAGTGTGGCGGCAATCGAGAGGTTTGCCGAGCCCGTCCAGGCCGCCGAGGTGGCTGTCACATCACCCGTCAGCGAGACTGTGCGAGCGGTCGCCCAGGCGTTGGCGGTGGCGACGTTGATCCCGTAGGTAGCGGCAAGATCAGACCAGGCCGTGCCGTTGAACTTCTCCCATTTGGACGAAGCTGAGCTCCAGCGAATGGTGTTGGTCGGCGCATTGGTGACGGTGACGAGCGCAGGGTCCAAGCCCAAGGCAAGGTCGTCCAGCCGAGCGTCCAGCTCGGTCGTGTAGTTCACGTAGGTGGACGCGGTGGTCGGAAGGTTCCAGTTTGCCATGTGTAATTCTCGGAATGCCTGATGTTACGTCACGAATGACTTATGGTCAATAGCCCTTGACTGACCAAGAGAAGGCTCCGCCCACGCGCGTGCCAGACGCATCGTAGAGCATGACCTTGAAGCCGGCCGCGTTGGGCACGTCCACGAAGTCGTAGAGCGCGTAGCGAGCGGTTGAGCCCAGAGCAAGTGAAATCTCGATTGCCTGGATGTCCACAAAGCTCGTGCTAAACCGAATCAGCGTACCCGCACCATCAGGCACTCGCACGCCAGAGCTGTTGGTGGGGTTCACGTTCGTGAGCGACACGCCGTTGATGATCGCGTTGGCGCCCGAGACAGCGTCAGTCGCGCTGGCGGTATTCATGCCAGCCTCATTGCGAACTTTGGTGTCGAGTTTGACGTTCAACTTAGCCAATCGGTACAGCGAAAGGTTGTCGCCCGTGACCGTGAAGCGGACCTTCACGTAGCGGAAGTTGTTGACGAAGACCGACGAGGTGCTCGGGTAGTCCGTCCAGGCATCACCCACGTTCAGCTTCACGCTGATGTCGATGGTTGTTGCGGGCGAACCTGCCACGGTATTGCCGGTCGGCGTGACCGTGACCTTGGTGCCACCGATGGCGGTGCCGTAGTCGATCACCTCTTCGTAGTAGCCTGGGCTGTTGGCCGGCTGAATGAAGACGGGGTAGCCGGCAGCGATCTGCGAATCAGGGGTCGTCCAGGCGCGCGTTGTGAAGTGCTGCGCAAAGGTCTCGGTGGTGTTCACCGGCAAGATGTAGCTGCCGTCCGTGTCGAGCACCATGTTCGACTTGGTGCCAGCAAAGGTCAGGTTGTTGTCAGCCAACAGCGCATAGTCGGGCGGCTGGCTCACGCTGGTCGTCACCTTGCCAGGGGTGCCGACGTTGCCCGCACTGTCAACGCCTGCCACCCAGTAGGTGTAGGTGCCGGCCACAGTCTCGAAGACAGTGGTGAAGCCGCCCGCTTTCTGACCGATGGAAGTTGCGCTCGCCCAGGTGGCGCCTCGACGCAGTTCGTTGGTGACGACCGGCAGTGTGCCGGTTGGCTGAGTCCAGTAGAGCAGCACGTTGTTGTCCACCACCTGCTGCGTCACGTTGGGCGCCGACGGGGCGGTAATGGTGAGCGAGGTCGAGCCTGCCGTGCCCACATTACCGTTCACATCGACAGCGGCAACCCACCATGTTCGCGACCCCACCCACTGGGCCTTGGTCGAGATGGTTGTGCCCTTCACGCGGCCGAGCACTGTGCCGGCGGCCCATGTGGTGCCGTAGCGGATTTCGTACTCGTCGATGGGCAGTGTCGAGGCCGGGTCGGTCCAGTTGAGCTTGAACTCGTCGAGCGAGAATGCGCCACTCACCGTAGGGGCCACAGGCACCGTCACAGTGACGACCGTAGACCCAGCAGTGCCGACGTTGCCATTCACGTCGCGAGCAGCAATCCAGTAGGTGCGATTGCCCAGCCACTCCACAGGCGCCCGGTAGGCGGTAGAGAGAGTCGTGGCCACGACCGTGCCTGCCGCCCAAGAGGCGCCGTGACGGATCTCGTACTCGCGGATTGGCAGCGTCGCGCTTGGTGCAGTCCAGCTCAGTTCAGCTTTGGCCACAACCACCGTCGAGGAGACGCTTGGAGCGCCAGGCGCAACGACACTGGTGGCTACGGAAGCCGACGTACCGAACTGCTTGTTGGTATCGACTGCCGTCACCCAGAGCGTGCGACTGCCCACCCATGTGATTGGCAGCGTGATGGTGGTGGTATTGGCCTTGCCGATGATCTCACCCGTGTCCCAGGTACTGCCGAAACGGATGTCGTAGTAGGCGATGTCGAGCGAGCCGTTCGCGGCCGATTGCCACGCAAGCGTGATGTTGGCTTGCGATACGGTTGCTGTGAGACCAGTTGGGGCATCGTACTTCAGGAACGTGACGGTGCGGCTGCCGGCCGTGCCGTAGTTGCCAGCCGTATCGACGGCAGCCACCCAGAAGGTCTTGCTCGAGGTCCAGTTGACGGGGATCGAATACAGCCGATCGCTGGTCACGCCCACGATGGAGCCCGTGGCCCAGGTGGCGCCTTCACGCACTTCATACTGTCGAATCGGGAGTGATCCACCGGCCGGCGTGGCCCAGGTCAGAATCGCATTGCCGTCCTTGAACTGGTGAGCCACGCTGACTGCGCCGGGGGCGGAGATGCCATTCACGTAGGTGCCGATGGCGCCTGCATTGCCGTTGACATCGGTGGCGCGAACAGTGAACGTGGCCGATTCGGTCCAGCTCACTTCGAGCGTGAGGGTGTTGGTGTAGGCCTTGCCCACCAGCACGCCGGTTGACCAGTCCGCACCGCGCTTGATCTCGTAGAAGTCCACCGGCAGGGTCTCGGCAGCGTCTGCCCACGAGACCGTCACCTGGCTCTGGTTGTAGGTGGCCGTGAAGCCGGTCGGTGCATGAGGCACGAGAACCGACAGCGCATGGCTTGTTGCCGTCCCGACGTTGCCGTTCAGATCGACCGCCGCAACCCAGAAGGTGCGCGAACCGAGCCAGTTGATTGGAATGGTCAACTGGTTGCCGCTGATCGAGCCGATGACCGAGCCGATGGCAAACGACGAACCAAAGCGCACTTCGTAGTAGGCGATTGGCAGGCTGCTCGAGGGCGTGGACCAGTCGAGCGTGAAGTTCGTGGCCTTCTTCGCGCTGGTCACGACCGGCGCGGCAGGAAGGCTGAAGACGGCGTTGACCGAGGTGGGCGTGCCCACGCTGCCGGCAATATCGACCGCAGCCACCCAGATGAGTGTCGTTGCGGCCCACTTCACGGGCGTCTTGTAGGACAGATCGACGGTAGTGCCGATGTCAGTTGCGCTCGCCCAGGTGGCGCCGCGCTTGATGAGGTAGTGCTTGATCGGCAACGACCCGGCAGTGGCCGCGCCCCAGCTCACGACGATGTCGGCGCGAGAGTAGGCATAAGTGGGTGTCACGGTGCCAGGAGCAGTGAGCGTTGCTGACACGCGCTTGGCGTTGGTGCTGAAGTTGCCAGCGGTGTCGATCGCCTTCACCAACCACTCGTAGGTTCCAGAGGCGGTTGGCGGCAGTTGGTACACGACGAGCGGTGTCTCAATCACCTTGGTGGCAGCCTCCCACGCTTGGCCAGGTGTTGCGCACACGCGCACCTCGTAGCTCTTCACGTCCTCATCGGCGATGGGCACCCAGGTGAGCTCCACGCCCTGCGCGTTTGGCAGAGCATAGAACTGCGCCACATCCGATGGCGGCTTCACCTTGCCCACGACCGTGTAGGTGGCACTCGTGCTCTCGGAGCGCTTGCCCAGCGGATTGATGCCGACGACCGAAACTTCGTAGCTGCCTGTGGCGACGTTTTGCACTTCGAGCGACAACCCATCAGTCACCCGAGTCGTGATCCAGTTGCTCTTGTTGGTCGCGCCAGTGCCACGGTAGGCCACTTCGTACTGAGTCGAGTCGCCATACCAGAAGATCAGCAGCTTGTTGGCAAAGACGCCGGGGGCGGCCTTGTACCGTGCCTCCGTCACGGAGAGCTGCGTGGGCGTTTGGACAAAGCTCGCGTCGATGATCGAGGTCTTTCGATCCTCGAGCGCCCAGCCTTGCTCGATGGCGTTGAACTTGGAGGGGTTGTGCTCAAGCGCGGCGATGTCGAACTCGCCAGGGTTCTGCCCCTGGGCCACCCCGATGACTCGTGCCAGCACCGGTTGCAGATTCGTCTCTGCCATCATCCAGACGGCGTTGGCCACGGGAGTCTGCGGCAGTGCGCTTGCCCAGGTCACGGTCGAATGAGCGCCTGCGCTTTGAAGAAGCTGGCGGTCGGCGAACGTGCCATCGGGCATCATGATCGACATGGTCGTCACGCCCGTGAGCGTGACGGAGCTGTCCAAGGTGGCGCTGGTAGTGGTGCAGGCAACCAGACGGCCAGCAGCGCGACGGCCAGCACGATTGGGATCGTGAATCTTCACGATGTTGCCAGGCATCACGAAGGCCGAATCCAGACCCACCTTGAAGGTGATGAGATCGCTTTCGTACTTCTCGGTGTAGAGAATCCATTTGCCGACTCGAGCAGCCTGGCCACGCGATGTGCACCCGAAGGCCAGCGTGTCGGCCTTGCGCACGCCATAGAGCGCGACCAGTTCGGCATCCTCGACGTACTCGACCTTTTGCTTGTAGTTGTCGGCAGGGTCGTTCCACGTCACATGCACGACGCTGTGCCGATCCTTGCGAGCGCTGCCGGCGTAGCTGAACTCGCCAGCAATCACGTTGGCAGGCGAGTACAGCATGACGGGGTCGGCGGGCGCATCTTGCGTGAAGCTGACCATGCCGCCGTCCCAGAAGCCCATGCCACGGAACACCGACGCGATGTCACTGATGAGCTTGTAGGAGTCGCTCGAATTGGCGATCACCGTGTTGAGCGTGAAGCGCGGTTCCGTGCCGCCGAAACCGTCAGGCACGAGCTCGTCACAATACTTGCCGATCGTGTAGAGCATAGCCTTATCGACTTGGGTGTCCTCGATGAAGTTGCCCAGGCCGTAGCGTTTGTGGGTGAGCACATCGAACAGCACCCAGGCAGGGTTGTTCGAGACCGCGTACTTGAAGGTGCCGTTCCACACGCCCGAGTAGGTGCGAGCCACCGGGTCGTAGTTGACCGGCACGCGAATGTAGAGACCGTCCACGAGATAGGAGCGGTTGGGGATTCCGCCGCCAAACTGCTGGGAGTCCACACGCAGCCCGAAGATGGCCGAGTTGGGGTACTCCATGTTGAGCGTCACGATCTCGGCGTAGGAGTCGAGAAAGAGGTCGTTCTGCAACAAGGCGCTGGCCGAGTCGGCGGTCAGGCGAGTCACGCGCACGCGCGTGTTGGAGCCAGGCGGGATGTGCAGAATGTGGCTGCGCTGGTAGCGCGAGCGGCTCTTGCCCGAGATGGTGCAGGTCGTCGTGCCCGCCTTGGAGTAGATGCGCGAGCCGTTGACGAAGCCACCTGTGGTTGTATTGCCAACGATGACGAAGCGAACCTTGTTGTAGGCAGACTCGACCGTGTAGTCAACGCCTGCCGGGGTGAAGTAGGTGCCATATTCGTCGCTGACCGTGACGTAGGACACCTGAACCGCCTTGGGGGCGCCGAGGTTTTGCCAAGCCAAGCCATTGAACTCCTGAGCCTGAACCGTGATAGTTCCGTACTCGACCATCGTCGATGAGACAGTCACGGTGGCTCGGATGCCGTAGTAGGCGGCGCTTGGCGCATTGGCTGTCAGGTATCCGCCTTCGCTTGCGAAGGTGCCCACCTCTGGCCAGGTGTAGTCGGCGTATTGATCCGACCAAGTCGCGCCGTTGTTGGTTGAAACCTCGAACTTGTACTGGACTGTGGCGCCGTAGATGTCGCCGCTACCACCATCGGTGGAGGTCAGACCCGGCACACTGACGATCACGCGCACCGCATCGGCATCGGCGCGCGAGACGGAGAACACATACGGCGTCGTGGTCTTGACCTGGGCGCCGACGCTGTATGGCGACTCGATGTAGTTGCCAAAACCGGGCATCACCGCCTGCGTATTGCCGCCGCCTCGGATGTCTTGGCTCACCCCTTGGAAGTTCAGCGTGCCGTTGCCGTTTTGCACCGGTGTACCGTTCAGGAACACACCCTGCATTCCGTTCACCAGGCCACCAATAGGCCCCTCGCCCAGCAAATCGAGGATCGAGAGCGTCGCTTTGGATCGCAGGGAGTCTTTGGCTTCGTTCATGGTGCGATCTCGTCAACGGAAATGGACGCCGAGATGGGGTGTGAGCCCACCAGCATGCGGCCATAGATCAGGGGAATAGGGTTGCCTTGCATTTCGGTATTGACCGCGCCGTCGAAGTAGAACGACTTGGCATCGGCATTGCCATCGAGCTTGGTCGGGCGTGGGCTGAGAATCTCGATCACACCGGACAGGGCCAGCGTTGCGCCGATCTGGAGCATCGCCTTGCCCAGGGTTGGAAATCCTGCGGCAGTGACGTAGAACGAAGCGACGATCAGCACCGCGCCAACGATCACCTTCACGATGCCGCTCGCCCCTGCAACGGTCGGGGTGAAGCGAATCGACTTGAGGTTAGTTCGGGATGCGACGTACGTGTCGTTGTCAAGCGCCTCCTCGCGTCCGTCTTCGTAGACGCAGATGACCTTGTAGGCGTCGTATTTCTCGCGGTTATCGAGAACCCAGCGCTTCAGGCCTGGCGAGTTGGCCTCAATCATGCGCAGGGCTTCCGCAGGGCTGGAAACGTCGAGTTCCCACTCCTTGCCGAATTTCTTGCCCATGACGCCATCGAGGCGAACTTTTGTCAGCATTTTGTTTGGTGTCTGAGGTGCAGCTTGACCCTGGAAAGCCAGTACGGCCCGAACGTCTCGCGCCGAGAGAGGCGGTTGACAAGGTGATGCAAAATTATATCACCCGTGACGTACAACGCAACGTGGTTGGCCACCTTGGAATCCATCGCGATGCAGACCACGTCACCCTCGCGATAGTCGCCATCTTCGACTCGTGTAAAGCCGATCGCGTTCCAACTTGCCTCGTCCAGGATGTCTAGGCCCTTCTCCCACCATCGCAAGATGCGCAGATTGGGAAGGCGCTCCAGTCGAATCCCGTACTCGCGCTCGTAGTAGTAGTCGAAGGTGCCAAAGAGGTATGGCCGGCCCACGTAGTCCACTCGGAAGCCCGACGGCTCGACGAGTTTGGTAGCCTCATGGATGAGGGAACCATCGACTTTGCGCACGCTCGAGATCAGCCAGGGCAGCTCGGTCGCTTCACAGCCGGCCAGGTCTGCCTCTGAGGGCTCGGCAGACTGGTCTGGGTGGGAATGCCAGATGGCCAGGATGTCGCCCGCATCTTCAGCCGCAGCGTAGTCCAGGTGCGAGATCAGGAAGGTGGCTTCTGGCTGCTCGGCCGCGTTGGTGCACGGTATGAAGATCGCCTTCTTGCCCTGGCCAATCACGAAGCCGCAGGCCTCCTGCGGGTAGCAAGCCTCTGCATGGGCCAGCATGGCGCCACTCAGCGCATCAAGTTGTTCCTCGAACTGCACCGGGGAAGCCTCCAAATCGGATGGGTTGGGTGCCAAAGCGCACCTTGCACGCGGCCAGGGTCTTTGCACAGGCATCACCTGCCGCGTTGGTCGGACTGTTGTTCTTGTCGAAGTTCGCGCCTGTCCAGCCGCACTCGCCGCCACGGTACTTCCATGAGCAACTGTTCTGGATGATCTGGCGACTGGGCAACTGCTGGCCCATCAGGTCAAACGCCGAGGACAGCTCGAACTCGATCATGTAGCGGTTCTCGGAGACTTTGCGCTCCACGAACCAGAGGTCATCAGGGATGAACTGGTTGGGGTCTGCGTCGGGGTTCACGCCACCTGGGAAGTTGACCGCATCGAGGTACTTGGCAAAGGTGCGCTTGCGCGTGACCTTGCAGCCCACGAAGTCGTTGAACGACTTGACCGAGGCAGACAGGTAGCCGCCGGTGTTGGCCACCTTGAGCTTTGGGCGCGGCAGCGTGCCCTTGGTGGTCAGGTCGAACCCCTCAGCCTCGATGGGCATGGGCTCATAGGTCTGGCCTTGCCACACGACGGGCTGCGAGAGGCTGTTGGTGCCGGCGTGAAAGCGCATCACCGAGCCGCCTGGCAGGTTGGTCGAATCGAGGATGAACAAGTCCAAGAGCGCTGTGGGCGCCAGGGACTGGATGTCGGCGCGGATGGTCATGCTTCAAACACCTGTTCAAACTCCATACTCAGGACGGTGTGGCCTTGCTTTCGCACCACATCCCACTTGCGGCAGACGAACACCTTGGTCTGCTCGAAGGGCGTGGTCCAGTAGAAGCTCTCCACAGCGTTGCGCGCCTGGATGAAGGTGAGCACGTCAGGATAGGCGGCCGAGCTGCGGGTGAATTCCACCGACCACGTCTCGGGGTTGTTGTTGATGCCGGTGGGCACCCGCTGCTCGTAGCCGTCACCGAACTTGGTGACGGCGACCTTGGGCTCTTGCGCGAGCTTGGCCTCGTAGTTGGGGTGCCAGGAAAAGGTTGGTCGTGTCATGTGTCACCTGTGACTTATCGATTGTAGAGCATGCCGCCAGGGCGCTGCTGGTTGCCCATTTCGTCGATGACAACGCCGCGCACCTTCTGGGCCATCGCTTGCCAGACCTTGGCATCATCACCACTGGTCGTGTCGCTTTGCGAGCCGTCCTGGTTCACGACGATGTTGATGACCACGCCATTGGTGGTCGTCGTGTTGCCGCTACCTGTCATCGTCACGGGGATGCTGCGGCCATCAGGCAGCGGCACGTAGGCTTCAGGCGTCGAGCCTTCACCGAAGAGTGCCACCTGCGGGCTATTGGCCACGCCACCCGTGGCGTACTTGTGCAGGCCAAGCGAGCCGCTGCTCGTCATGATGCCACCGTTGGCAAAACCACTGATCGCGGCGTAGTCGAACTGGCTCATCTCGGTTGCGCCAGCCCCTGCGGCTTGACCACCTCCGAAGAGGCTACCGATCATGCCGCCCAAGCCACCGCCGCCCGAGTCGCTGAAAGCGCTCGAGAGCGACTGCATCAGCCAGTCCAGACCGCTCTTCAAGCCCTCCATCACCCGGCTCATGTTGTCCTTGATGCTGTCCCAGGCGCCCGAGAGCTTGTCCTTCAGGCTGTCCCAGGTGCTGTTGAGCTTCTCCTTGGCCTCGGCGAACATATCCACGCCAGTCTTGTCGTTCACGTCCTTCGTAATCATCGGGTTGGTGAAGGTGCCCTTGGTGTCGGACCCACCCGACAGACCCAGGTAGCCGCTCATCTTGTCACCGAACGAGCCGAAGGCGCCCGTCACCATGTCGCCCAGGCTCTTCTTGACCACGATCGACAGCATGTCCTTGGCCATGCCGGCGGCAAACTCCTTCCACTTGAAGGCGCCACCGGCGATCACGTTGGTCAGGCGATCCATGAAGTCGCTTGCCCAACTGGCGGTGGCTTGCTTCATGGCAGTTGTCGAGTCCTGCCAGGTGACGGCGAGCTTCTGGAGCGGCGTCATCAGGTCGGTGGCCAGGCGCTTGGCCGAAGCGGCGCGCAGCGCGTTGCCGTGCTCGGCGATCGCTGTCATCTTGGCCTGGAACTCGTACTGGTCGAGCACGCCCTTGGACATCATGTCCTGGGTGTCCTTCTCCCGGCGCTTTTGCATCGCGTCGATGCGGTTCAATTCTTCCTGGTGCTCGAACTTCTTCAGGTCGGCCTGGTTGAGGATCGCCTTTTTGGCGTAGAGGTCGGCGTCACGAGTCGCCTTGGCCGCTTCGGTGCCCATCTTGGCCACGTCCACGGTGTTGGCGTTCATCAGCGACTGGTCGCGCATCCGAATGAACTCGGCGTAGCCCTCGGTGTTCTTCGTCACCGTGAGAGCGAGCTTGTCCAGGCGCTTCTGAGTCTCGTCGAGGTAGCTATTTTCCTTGACCAGACCCTCATTGTTGAACTCGGTCGTGGCGCGCTTCATCTCGTCAGCGGTATCGACGCCGATCTGCTTGATGCTGTTGAGTGCGGCGATCGAGTCGTTGATCTGACGCTTGTCCACCATCGCCTGGAATACTTCCAGGAACTGAGTCTTGTTCTTGAGCTGATCCAGACCGTTGACAAAGGCCGTCAGGTCGGTGTTGCCCTTGGCCAGGTAGTCCGACAGCGCCTTGACGTAGTTCTTGCGAGCATCGATGCCGCCCATGTAGTTGGCGACCTTGTTGCCATCCTTGTCCTCGGACATCGTGTCGAACTTGCCCTCGGCCATGTCGCCCAGCGCATCGAACATCACCTGTTGGCGCATCGAGTCGATGGTCTTCGCGTCAGCCAGGATGGCAGCGAGCTTGGCCTTGGCCACAGCGACTTCAGCCTCCAGACGCTCGGCCATGCGAACGATCGGGGCTTCCTTCAGTTTTGCCTTGGGGTCTTTGGCCGCAGTTGGGACGCTACCGAGCGACTCGGCCTGCTTCAGGCCCGCAGTGGCAGCCTCGAGCTGGTCACGAACGAACTTCAACTGGCTGTTCAGGACATCCTTCTTCTTGTCGTCCTTCTCGACAGCGAGCATGGCTTGCAGCTCATCGCGGCGCGTCTGCGCAACCTGGAGCTTGTAGCGCTCGCTCTCCACCACGAGCTTGTTCTTCTGGGCGGCGTAGCGAGCGCTGATGGCCTCTTCTTGCGACTGGGTCAACTTCGTGCCATTGGCGGCCGCATCCTTGCGTGCCTTGTCAAGCTCCTTGCGCTCGGCCTCGGCAAGCTCGGCGCTTTGGTTGCGCAAGGTGTCGATCTTGGCTTCGAGACCGCGACGGTAGGTACGCTCAAATTGCGACATCTCCAAGCCAACGCGCTCATCATTGAGCAGGCGCTTCTGTTCGCCCGAGCGCTCGACGGCGTTCTTGAAAATGGCCGTCTCTTCGGCCAGCTTGGTCTCGAGCGAGGCGCGGTAGGCGGCCACATCACCGAAGCCGTCCTTGGCGATGAAGCCTGCGTTCTTGGCCCGCATCCGCGAGCGCATGTTGGTCTCGCCGTCCTGATCGAGCTGTCGAATCACGGTGCTCAGGGCGTTCATGGACTTGGCCGCCTCATTCGCGGCAGCCTGGGCCTTCTTCAAGTCATCTTCGGAGGCAATGCCCGCCTTGGTGCGCTTGACGACCTCGTCAAACTCCTTCCAGCGGTTCATGTACTCCCAGAGCTTCTGGCCAAGCGTCACCAGCACGCCGATCGCGATGCCCACCCAGCCACCGAAGGCGTTGAAGATCACGCCAGCGCCCGACATGGCCTTGGACATGATGCCCACGCCCGTTGCGGCGCGCGTTGCAGCGGCAGCCTTTTGATCCAGCAAGCCTGCCATCAGACGAGCGTGCTGCGCGGCAAGCGCGGCCGACTCGGCCTGGTGGTTGTTGGCCGTGGTGGCGTTGCGTGTGGTCTGGATCGATTGCAGCAGCGCTGCGTCCTTGGCCTTGATCGCGGCGATCTCGGCGTTGACAGCGGCGATGCTGCCTGCATTCATGGCGGCGTTCGCACCCAGGCGGTCAGCTTCTGCGGTGTAGCCGCGAGCCGTTGCACTGGAGCCGGCCTTCTTCTGGCGCATCGCGGTCTCGGCGGCGAGTTCGGCAGCCATCTGCTGGCCGAGGAACTGCTGCTGAAGCGCGTTCAGAGACTGGTAATGAGCCACGCGATCGGCCAGCTCCTTGGCCAGCGCGGCGCGCTGACGTTCGGCCGACTTGATCTGATCGGCGGCGAGCTTCTGATCGGCGGCTTGTTCGGCGGCAACGCGCTTTTCGATGGCAGCGTGCTTGACCGAGAACGCCCGTTGCTCCTCGGCAATCTCGTTGGCGATCAGGGTCTGTTTGTTGGTGAGGGCGTCGCGCTTGGCTTGCACGTCCTCCTTGTACTTGCCGATCTGCCCGTCGATCAGCTTTCGCAGAGCGGCGGCAAGCGACTGGACTTTCGTGGCGGCAAAGTAGGCGATGAAGGCCTGGCCCGCGAGCTTGATGGTGTCAGACCACTCGGCAGCCATCTTCACCACGGCGCTCAAGAGGCGCACGATGTCTGCAAGGCCGTTGCCGATGTCGTTGGCAAAGCGCTTGGCCGAGCCAGTGTCGAAGAGACCAATCAAGTCCTGGAGCTGATTCTTGGCTTCCTTGAAGAAGTCGTTCTTGCCCGCCTCGAGCTTGAACAGTTCAAACTTCGTCTTGAGCAACGCCAACATGCCGGTCCACGAATTCATCATCGCGTCGGCAGCGCCATCGTTCTCGAAGCGCATCACGGTGAACATGTTGCGAAGGGCCGTGGTGGCTTCCACCGTACCGGTCTGCACGAGCTTGGCGAACTTGGGAATCGACATGCCGGCGCCCTGGGCCATCATGTTGATCGCGTTCGGCACGGCTTCACCCAACTGCTGGCGCAATTCTTCCATCGAGATCACGCCCTTGCCTGCCATCTGCTGGATGGCGATCGAGGCGCGGTGCATCGTGTCGGAGGTGCCACCGAACTTGGCCACCGAGTCCACCAGGGCCTTCATGCTGCCGTCAGTGGGGTCCAGGCCGCCGGACTTGAGCTTGACGAACGAGTCGGTCAGCGTCTTCACGTCAAAGGGCGCACGCTGCGCCATGTTGAAGACGAACTTGACGTTGTTGAGCGCTTCGGCTTCGCGGGCCGCCTGGGTGGTCTGCTTGCTCATGCCCTCCATGAGCTTGGTCATCTTCTCGACTTCTCCCGAAGTCTTCAGGATGGCGCCAGGCAGAGCGGCAAAGATGTCGTGCACATCGTGCATCGCGTAGCGAAGCATCGAGGCGACTTGAACGACGCTGCGGAACTTGCCCATCGCGCCGGTGAAGTGCTGCTCGGTGGAGCGAGAGGTGCGGTCGATGGCGCGCTGAAGCTCCTGGATCGTGACGCCGGCCTTCTGCGTCTGAACCACGAACTGGTTGTTGTCCAACGACAACACAACTTTGATTTCACCACCGAGCATTTTTTGCTTCCTTTACATTGCCGCTGCCATCTGTCGCAGCTCTGCAAAGCCGACCTCATCGCGCTCTGCATCTGCCACCGAGGGCTCTTTCATCACATCTCCCATCTCGATAACCAACCGTTCGTGATACTCCTTGACGCCGTCGGCGCTCTGGGCGGCCGATGCGGTCAGCAAGTGACGAAGATCGTCGCCTGCGCGGATGCGGCGAATGTTGCCGCTCATCAGCCAGAAGGTCTTGATGGGGATCGCCATCAAGTCCTTGTACGGCATCGCATAGAAGTGGCTCACCTCACAGAACACGAAACCGAAATCGATCTCGCGTTCGGGCAAGCCCTTTAGACGTTTCCCGCTTCAGCCTGGCCAGCGTCTTGCGCTTCATGGGCGCCGACGATTGCCTCGGGGCTTTCGCCTCGGGTGAAGGCTGCCAGGCCCTTCAACTGCTCCAGCGACAGGCCCAGCAGGACCGAAGTCTGGATCGTGGGAATCGAGCGCTGGATCAGCTCGATCGTCGCCGACAGTTGCTTGGCATAGCTCGTCTCGCTCTCCATCGCCTCGGCCACGCGGGTCGTTTCGATGAAGTCTTCCACTGACATCTCCTTGACCACGTAGGTCTGCTCGCCGATTTGAACCTCGCGCGTTTCCTTGGCGCTCAACTGGTTCAGGTTCAGCAATTTGGTCATGTTTACTCCTTCGGGTGTATAAAAAGAAAAAGCCTCGCACTAGGCGAGGCTTATTCTATACGACTTCAGTCAGTTGTGAAAGACTTATGCGCCCACAGTGAACAGCTTGCTGGTCGCGTCGGGGTAGCCGGTGAACTCCACGTTGAAGATGCGCTCGTTCTCCAGCTTGTAGGCGAAGTTCAAGGCACCGGACGTGGCGGCCAGCGGAATCACGAAGTCTTCGGACTTGTCGCTTGCAGCCTTGTTGGAGGGGTGCAGACGCAGTTCCTTGGCCACGCTCAGGAGGTCAGTGCCGATGCCGGTGGCGACGTTCACGGACTTGGCAGTGGGTTCAGCGCCACCGGTCAGGGTTGCACCGGACATCGTCACCTTGGCGGCAGCGGTGCCAGTCACCAGCGTGAAGGCGTTGCCCTCGACACCTTTGACGGGGCCAATCAGTTGCGAACCGTAGGTTGCGGTCACGACGGCGCCGGCCACCGAGTAGGTCGCAGCAGCGATCAGCGGGTCGGTGGAGGCGTTCAACGCGGCGGCCAGGTTGGTCGCAGTGTTGGTAGCGGCAGCGCCGATCAGCACTTCGTTGCCCGAGCCGGTCAGCGCGGTCTTGAAGGTCACGGTAGCGCCGTTCACGAGGATCGTGTCGTTGGCAACCGGGTTGGTCGTGACGGTGATCGTGCCGGTAGCGGCTGTGCCACCTGTCGTCACGAGCGTAGCGCCAGGCATGATGGCGACCAAGTTTTCCAGGGTCGTTTCAGCCAACGGCACCTTGGCCATCACGTCGCGGCCCAGGATGTATTCGTTGATGGTGGTCTTGCCGAACTGATCGACGTTGACCTTGTGGGTGTCGGTTTTCACCGTCACTTCGACGCCGCCTTGGGTGTAACCCAAGTCCACGCCGTCAAAAAGAACCTGGCAGACGCCAAGTTTCACGTTTTTTGTATTCGATGCCATTGGAAGCTCCTTTGCAAAGGGGATTTGAAGTCACTACTTAGTGAATTCACGCGTGCCGGGACTCTAACACAAATGCGTCAAAAAGTCCAGCGTTTTCAGTAGTAACTTGCCGCGACCTGGATCAGCCGGTTCATCATGCCTTTGGAGACTTCATCCACGGCACGCTCGAGAAAGCGTCCGCCGACGATGCCGCGCCCTGCATCCTTGTCGCGCGATTTCTTGCCCAAGTTGAATCCGCCCGCACCGTAGGGCAGCAAGAGCTCGTGCATCCGGTAGGCATAGGTCGAGATCGCCTCGCCCTTGTAGCCCCTGGCGTTCATGTCGAGAAACACCTCGAAGGACTTGCGCTGGAACCGCCCTCGCCCATCACGGCCGCCCCCGAGCGCTGCGATCTTGATCGCCTTCTCGAGGTTGCCATGGTCGAGCGGTGCGTACTGCTGGGCGAGCTTCTGGATCGCCTTGGCCTCCTTGTGCATCTGCTCCACGATGCCCTTGGTGACGCGCTCGCCGCCCTGGGTCAACAGGGCCCGCAGCTCGTCAGCGCCTTCAAGCGTCATACCCATAAGGTGCTCCCGTGGTGTAGGCGATGTCAAAGCGCACCTGCACCTCGTAGAAGTTGCCCTCGGACACCGGGAACGACACGGGCAGCGTGCCAGGGCGCATGTACTTGATGTTGATCGAGTCCAAGTCCTGGTCATAGGCGGTGAGCGTGAGCATCACGGCTTTCATCAGGTCGAGTGCCGCGACGTACTCTGGTGCGCGGGTCACGGCAATGAAGTGGGTCTTGAAGTAGCCAGGCAGCTCGTGATCGATGTCCACGCCCGAAAGGGGCGTGCGAAGCATGATCGCGGTCTTGGACTCCATCGGCATGAAGTTGATGAATAGCGACTTGCCCTGGACGCCGAGACCCTCGAACTCCAGCTTGTTGGCGATTGGCATCAGGTCCATGGTCAGTCCCAGATCGAGGCGGTGATTTCAAAGTGATCCAGGCTGCCGCCCACGTTGTAGCGGGGGTGCTTGGAGAGAATGCGCAGCGTCACCCCACCGATGTCGATCAGGTCGTCGATGCTGGCGGCCGTGGTCTTCGTGAGCAGGATCAGCGAGTCGCTCACGAGCTCCTTGGCGGCGCCGCGCGAGGCGGAGCTGTCGGCTCGCACGGAGCTTGGCTGGTTGGTGGTGATGAGGCGCACGACCGCGCACTGCTCGCGCACCTTCGTGGCGGCAAGCGGCTGGCCGTAGACATCCGTGCGGCCGGACGCCACGCGGATGAAGCAGACTTGGTTAGGACGAAACATGGGGGCCAATCTTCGCCGTGGCGTTGTAGTGAAAGATGGTGCCGGCGATCTCATCGAAGCTCGGGTAGCCAGGTGTGGCGCCCGACATCGAGAAGACGAGGCCGTTGTTCTCGTGGCCAGGGTCGTCATAGACCACCTGGGCCAAGTCGCCCTCCCATGAGAGTGCGACCATCTGGGCGTAGAGCCACGTCTGGTAGGCGAACTGGCGGGTCTGGCTCTTCACGAACGGAGCCGCCTTGAAGGTGCGCCCCGATACGGCCGTCACGGTGAATTCGGGCGTGGCGAGCTTTTGCTGCAAGAGCAGGCCCATCGCGCCGTGGACTTCGCCGACCGCATCGAGTGCTTGGATCTTCATGCCTTTCAGGCGCGTGACGAGCGAATCAATGTTCTGGCGCGTGATCTGGGCGAGCTCGGTCTCGAAGTTGTCCGAGAGCGCTTTGACTGCGTCCACCGACACTCCTGAGACCACCTCGACGATTGAGCGGGTGGCTGTCTTCAAGAACGTCTGGCGCAGCTCGAGTGCGGTGCGCTCGAACGCATTGATGTGCATCGGAGACACCTCAGCCCCCGGCGCCACCTGCGACAGGTACTGGCCCGAGAGTGCGAACAGGAAGAGCTCGTACTCCGACTTCAGGCGAATCGCAAAGCCGTCGTACTGCATCAGCCGCCCCGACCGATCTTCTTGGCGAAAGTGACGTAATAGCTCACGTAGCCAAGCGCCCGACGACACACTGGCAGTCGCAGGGGCACGCCTGCGGTGCGGAACTTCACGCTCGACTCGCCGATGGTCTCTTCGACGATGCCGCTTCCGCGCTTCACATCATCGGTGTTGCCACCCAGAATGGCGTTGGCCTCAACCACCTGGGCCTGGCGCAACGCCTTTTTGAAGCGCTCGGGCAACTGGTTGAACTGGGTCTCGTTCAGCAGGTTCAGGTTGCCGTTGAAGAGAAAGAGGCTGTTGCGAGCCACGTAGGCCGACTGGAAAGAGCCCTCGGGCACGTAGTTCAACTGGTCCTGGCCAAAGTTCACGTTGGAATTGAGCAGGTTGAAGTTCAACTGGACGATGTGCTCCCGAGCGTCGATGAGTGCGGCCACCTTCTGCTGTTCGGATGCGGCGTGCCAGGCGTCGATGTTGGGAATGTCCATCGCGGTCAACTGTGCCATCGCGAAGTTCTGGAACGTGTTGGTGGCGATCTTGAGTGGATCGATGGTCTCAAGCCCGTAGGAGCGCGAGAAGCCCAGCGTGCCGGCATCGGTTGCGCAAAAGAGCTCCACGCTGCGAACCTCACGGGTGCTCGAGGCGGCCATGGTGTTGAACGCCTGCGGCACCACGATGACGGCCTGCGAGTCGCCGGCGGTGAAGCCTGCAACAGCGGTGCGGGCCACCAGCTCGGCGTTGTTCTGATCGACGACGCGGTAGTCCACCGAGTTCACGTTCAGCACGTTGCCCATCTCGTCCACGAGATCGACAGTCACCGTCACTTCGGTGCTTCCCAGATAGACTTCCAGCGTCATGATTTACTCCGTCGAGCCTTGTTTCTTGAGGATCGCCTCGATCAGGCCAACGATCGAGGTGCCCTTGACGCCGATGGTTTCGGCAATGGCGCGAAGACCCACGATGCCGTCGGCATCGGCGATCTTGGCCAGGTCGTCCTTGGTGTAGCGAGTGCCGGCGGATGTGTCTGCATCGCCTTGAGCTTGCGCCTTCGGTTCGACCGGTGCGCTCGTCTCATGGGTGCTGCCACCCACGAAGGCGGGAACGTCCATGGCATTGAGGTACATGTCGCCTACGTTGGCGGGCGAACCGTCTTCCCAGTCCGCGCCGATGGCAGCCGAGATGCGAATCGCATCGATCGGCAACACGTCGCCCTCGGACAGGCCGTCCTTGAACATCACAACGCCCATCTGGCCGGTGTAGGTTTCAAACCCGGCTTGAGTCAGGCGCAACTTCATTTGGACACCTGCTCGGCGGCAGCGGCAGCGACGGCGGCAGCTTGAGCGGCGGCAGCTTCGGCAGCTTCGGCTTCGGCGCGCTCACGTTCGGCTTCGGCAGCCAGGCGCACAGCCTCGGCTTCGGCAGCTTCAGCGGCCCGACGTGCCTCTTCAGAGGCTTGGTCGCCTTGGCCGCTTGACTCGGAGGTCTCGCCCTCGATCGCGGTAACGAACATCGCGCGGACGTAGGCGGCTTGCTGCTCGCTCACGTCAGCCACGGACACGCCGTCTTGGAAGTGAACGTCGCCCAGCAGGCCGGTGAAGGTCTCGAAGCCGACCTGGATGATACGAATTTTCATGGGAACTCCTTTAGGGAAAAGAAAAAGGCGAGCCTTTTGAGCTCGCCCTTATTCTACGTCAGTTGTGACTGACTCGCAACATCGATTAGATGTTGGTCACGCCTTGCAGACGGCCGATGGAGCGGGTCGACTTGAGGGCCAAGCCGGTGTACCACTTCAGGCGGATGCGGGTGGCATCCTTGTTCTGCACCGTGCCGATGTTCTCGACCACGATACCGGCGTTGTCGCCGCCGTACAGGCCGTGCAGACCGTCCAACTCGTTCAGACGCAGAGCGTAGACCGAGCAGGTGTCAGTGGCGGAGCCCTTGTCTTCGTCGCCGGCCAGGAACTCGTTCATGATGACCGGAATGCCGTTGTGAGTCAGCATGGGGCGGCCAAAGTTCTCGAGCTGCTGCATCACGGCGTCAGTGCCGTAAGTGGCGCGCAACAGAGCGCGGAAGGCGCGGATGGTGCCACGACGCATCACCAGCACGTCAGGACCGTTGGGCACGCTGTCAACCAGCTCGTCCAACATGGTCAACGTCAAAGCGTTGCCGTTCGTGCCAGCAGACACGGTTTGGGTGGCGCCAGCGGCAGCAGCCAGGACGGGCAGACCGTCGAACTCTTTCGCGTTGGCAGTGGCGTCGCCGCGAGCCAGGGTGCGGTGAAATTCGCGAGACACGGCCTTGGCCTTCTTCGCGATTTGCACGGCCATCTGGTCGTTGGTGTCGCCCATGGTGGATTGCAGGAACTTGTCCACGTCCACGTCGCCAGCCAGGATGCGCAGTTTGGCGACCACTTCAGTGAAGGTCGCAGCGCTTTCGCTGATCGCTTCATTGGGGTCCAGCCATGCAGCACCACCCAGGGTGTTCTCACGGTTGTAGACGTATGCCTTGCCGTTCACACCCAGGAAGGGCATGATAGCCATCAGGTCATCGCGTTCGATGATCTGGTCGATAACGCCAGCGATGAGCTGGTTGTTACTCAGTTTCTCAGCTTCTGCGCGGAGGAGAGCCATTTGATTTCCTTTCGAGGAGGGGTTTGTTCAATGCCTCGGTCCTTACGTCGCTCTAAGTCACCGATGAGGCAATACTCTACCACACTTTGTGGAAAAAAGCAAGTCATCGGTGACTTATTACTTAAATGACCTTCAAGCCTTTCAATCCGGAGGCAATCTTCGAGATGCCGTCCACCGGTGCATCGGTCTTCGTCTGGCCCGAGGGCTTGCGAGAATCCGAGCCCGCGCCCTGCTTCATCTTGCTTTTCAGCAGGTGATCCTTTTCGGGGTCAGCCTCGATGATCTTGCGCAGCGCACCCTCGAACTCCACGGCGTTGCCGTACTGGTCAACGATGGCGGTACGGCCGGCTGCACCGCGCGGCTTGTCATAGCCCACGACCTTGCCGTCTTCCACATCGAAGTAGTCACCGTAGATCACGCGGGTCTTGGCTGGTGTCAGGGTCAGCTCTTCGGCGATGAACTTGCTCTGGCTGAACTGCGTGCCGATCGACAGGTCTTTGATCGTGCCTTCGGTGTTGTTCAGCTTGGCGGTCAGCGCGGCGATCTGCTCTTGCAGAGTCTTGACTTCCTTGCCGTGCTCTTCGGCCATGCGGCCCTTCAAGCGATCCCAGTCGCCTTTGGCTTCCAGCGCTTTTTCTTCAGCGGACTTCTGGTCGGCCAGCAGCTTGCGCACGGCCTCGGGGTCGATGCCCTCGAACGCTTTCAAGGCGTCCTGGGTCTTCTTGAGTTCGGCGTTGGCTTTGTCCAGCGCGTCCTTCTTCTTCCTGTTCTCTTTGAGCAGGCGAGCTTCCTCGTCGCTTGGCTTGTTCTTGCCGCCGGCAGCGTCTTCGGCCGCTTTCTTGGCAGCAGCTTCTTCAGCCGCCTTGGCAGCCGCAGCCGCTTCAGCCGCCTTGGCAGCGTCATCGCCACCATCACCGCTACCACCGGTGCCACCGCCACCACCACCGCCATCGCCCCCATCTCCATTCAAGGGGGCCAGGTATTTCATTGCAACATTGCGAGTCACGAACATAGTTTTTGCCTTCCAGACCGTTCTCTTGGTCGTTGAGTTGTGTTTACGCCGACAGTCTCTTGTCGGCGCTGCGGGGGCTTATTCCCCCTTCGAGGAGCCAACGGCTCCTTGATTCGATTCGGGCTTGGCGGCCTCCTTCACGCCAGGTGCCGGCTTGTTGGGGTCGGCAGTCAGCGTGGCAGGGTCAACCGGCCAGCCCTTGAGCTCTTTCTCCATCTTGGCGCGAAGCTCTTTGGCCAACTGAGGAAAGAGTTTGTCCAGCACCGACTTCATCTGCTCTTGGCGAACCGCGTCCGGAGCGCTGATGAGCATGAGTCGAGCGGCGATGTCGAATTCGTCGTAGAGGCCACGGGTGTCGAAGTCATCCGGGTAGGAGACGAGCTCCTTCTCGGCGGTCACATCTTCCCCGCTCCACTTGGCGACGATCGTCGCGATCTTGTT